CCAGCCTGCCGCGCGGATACAGGGGGTGCGTGTAGGTGTGCAGCCTTCCTTCATCTGCCCATCTATAGACGGTAGCTCGTGCTATGCCCAGCTCAGCTGCGACCTGGGCCAGCGTCATGTAACCCTGGGGGGGTGTGGTGGCCATGCTGTGCACGCTAGTTCACATCACTGCGGCACTTCCACAGTCCAGAGCTGTCCCGAATCGTCCAGCACCAGAGTGACAATCAGGCTGTCTGTCCGGTACTGCCACACGCTGTCTGACAGCTTCTCAGTGATCCACACGCTCTCAGATGAGAGCGCGGCCACCAGCTCGCGCAGGTGCAGGGGCGCAGTCACGACATAGCCAGCAGCAGCAGGATCAGCGCCAGGAAAATGGCGATGGCCAGCAGCGCGGTGTGGCGCCGGTAGTCAGGTGGCATCGTCGTACAGCTCCGCTTCTGGCTCAGGGTCCGGTGCCGGATCCAGCTGCTGGGTGAGCTGGCGCGTGGCGGTGACGGTGCCAGCCTGATAGCCAAAGACAGCACCCAGGATGCCGATGATGCCGCCACCCCAGCCGGTGAGGATCTGTGTCGCATTCTCGCTGATCCCGGCATCCGCTGGGTTGCTGATGCTGTCGTACAGGATCGCCACCACGATGACGTTAAGCGCCGTGGCCAGCCCGATGGCCAGGATGAGCGCCACCAGATCGCGCCCGATCTGCTGCTGATGCTTCACTGCGCACCCACCGTGGCCCACACCGCTGGGTGGTCGCTGTGCCCACCGCTCATGCCGTAGCTGTCCTGCACCACTTCCGAGAAAGGCATACGGCTCACCAGACAGATGCCGGACTGCTTACCAACAGCCTTCATGCCGCTGCCCAGCGCGGTGGCGAATTTGTCTTTGTCCATGTTGGCGTCAGCGCCCACCAGAGCTGTCTGCGGGTACTGCGCCACCACCTTGCTGACTGATGCGTTAAAGCCGGGCTGCATGCTGCTGTAGCGCGGTGGGGGTGCGTGGCCACTGATGGCACACATGGGCTCATCACCCACCGTCAGCTCAGCGCAGCACAGCCACCGGGGCAGCATGCCGCCACCGGGTGGTGCGTCGCATGCCTTCACCATCCACCAGCGCCCCACCGTCACCCCGCTGGCCACTGCCAGCGCTGAGCCCTGCTTAGCGTCGCTGCTGGTGTCCTGTAGCGCGCGCCAGCCAGCTGGCAGGAGATCGGCCACCCGGAAGTCTTTGGCTTCCTGTAGCAGCAGCACCTGCGCATCCCCGCTGCACAGGTGAGCTAGATACTGCTTATTGCCACCGCTGGTGAAATCCATGTTTGCGGTGACTACCCGGCTGGCAGGGTCAAAAGTAGAGCACACTCAATTCGGCATGCTCCACCACACCCCCTGCCGACAGCCACACCTGCGCCACCAGCCGGTGATCCTTGTTAGGCACATTCTGCACGCGGGAATCACCCACATAGGTTTTGCCGTCAGCATCCAGCGTGTGCTGCACACCGGGGTAAGTGTCTGAATCCTCCCACTCACCCTTACTGTTTTTCTGGCGCTCCACCATCCGGGTGTGGCACTGGCCGGTGCCGGTGATGAGCGCCTGAAAGGCAGCGGAGAAAGCGGAAGGGCCCACCATCACAGCAGCCTGGCCCTTAGTGCCAGCTGTGCCGCTGCTGACGGTATCCCATGTGATCGTGGTCCACGTTTTGGCCTTAATGGTGACTGGCTTAGTCAGCCGGGTGCGTGAGAATTTCGGCACTTCTTCCACTTCCTCAGGGGGTTTCGGGTCAGGCTTAGCGGAGCTGCCGCCACCACCTGATGGCTGATAATTCAGCGAGGGTGCGGGATCTGTGACCACACCGCAGCTCCACCCACCGCTGCTGACCTTATGCCGCTCAAAATGCAGGTGTGGCCCTGTCACGTTGCCTTCTGAGCCCACCTTGCCGACAGTGGCGCCAGCGTCCACCCGCGCACCGTTAGCCACAGCCCTGCTGGGCATGTGCGCGTAGAAATCCCGGGTGCCATCACCTGGCTTCACCACCATCTGGTGATACCCAAACGCACTGCCGAAATTGACATACTCGACAGTCCCACCCCGCGCGGCCACCACCTTGCTGCCAGCTGGTGCAGCGAGATCGGCACCGGTGTGGATGCCATTTCCGTTTGAGTCACGGTTACAGCTCCAATAGCTGCCCCGCTTCCCATACGGGGTGCTCACTGAGTAGCCAGGCACCGGGATCATTTCTACTCGCTCTGCTCGCTGTCCTGCTGGGTTACTTCCACCTGCTGCTCAGCGATGAAATCGGGGCGCCTGCCCGTTTCCGGCTGCTCTGCGCCACCGTCGTGGCCTTCACCCTCGCTGTTGTCCGCAGCTGGCTGCTCGCTCTGCTCAGGCTGCGCCTGGGGCTCATCCTGCGTCTGCTGCTCATCCGGGGTCTGCTGCTCATCTTCGCGCTTAGTCATGCTGATTTCCTTTCATCGGGTTTACGAAACAGGTACGACCTTGCCAAATCCGAGGATAAGCACCAGAAATCCAGCAGTGCCAGTGGTGCGCTGTGCCACCACCTGGCCACCAGCTGCGGTGGGTGCCAGTGATGCGGCGCTGGCGCCACCTTGCAGGGTGCCTGCATTAGCCTGAATTGACACCACCACGAAAGGCACATCAGCAAACGGAATGGGCCAGGCATAGTTAACAGTCACAGCCTGGCCAGCCACCAGCGTGCCGCTGCTAACGGTGGCGTATTGCATCATGTTATCCAGTGACTGAGCCAGCTTTCTGATGGCGTCATCACCATCCATCACCCGATCAGTGCCCAGCGGATAAGGCAGGGCCAGGCGGCTAGTGGCGCTAGGCATGGGTTATTCCTTTCATGGGGTGGGCCAGGTATCCCAGGTGATGCCAGCTGGCACGAGATTCCACCGGGTGCTGGCAGGGGTGTCATCCCAGCGCCCCAGGTTCACTAAGGGCCCCAGGCAGCTAACGTCATCCCAGGTCTGTGTGCCCATGGAATCCCAGGTGCTGGCTGGGTTTACGTCATTCCAGCGCGGGGGTGGGCTGGTGCGGCAATAGCCGGACACCACTAGCTCTAGGTCATGGGTGGCCCAGGTAAGTGATTCGGTCCACCCTTCCACCCACAGCGCAGCGCTGGTGGGCACACCGCCGACAGCTGGCATGCCGGTTAGCGAGATCAGCCCGTGGATATCCAGCTCTAGCAGGGTGGCGGTGTCGGCATCGCTGAGACTTTTGATATCCACCGGCAGTGCGCTCATCACCCACACCGGATCATGATTTTGGGTCAGCAGCAGACTTCCCAGCGCCTGCGCGTCAGCAGCAGCGGCCAGCTGGGTGGTGCTGCTCAGCCCGTACTCTCCCCATTTCGTGATGCTGTCATCACGCTGCGCTACATAGCGGGGCGCTTCTCCACCTTCTGGCGCGACGCCATAGCCAATGGATACGGCATTCACCGTGCCTTCTGTGGTGCGGCGCCAGGTGGGGGTCACCAGCCCGTCACAGGCGTCCAGCTCTAGGGCTGGTGCGGTGCCGCGCCGGTGCTCCGCATCCGCATATCGGATTTCACCTGCGACTGTCTCCCACAGCATGCCGCCAGAATCTGAGCCCACCCCCTGCGCGAGATCCAGCGCGGGCTGGCTGTCTACGTCAGTGGGGATCACCTGCACTGTGCCGGGGTCGCTGTAGGCAGGATCCAGGGTCACCCCAGCAGCAGCCATGATGGCTGCCACGCGCGCCCCGTCCAGCTGCTGCGGCCACGGCACATCACCCACCACACGGCGCCCCAGGCTGGCCAGTGGGCCAGTGGCGATCACCTGCGCCACCACGGCATCCGGGGTGTCCGGGCCAGCTTCCACCCAGCCCTGCGATATGTCGCTGATGGCCCCATGAAACCGGGTGTAAGTGTGGCCAGCCAGCTCAGTGGTGACTGTGATGCTGGCGCCCACATCTAGCGCCCCCGGCACCGGGGTTTCGCCAGAATCGAATGAAATATCCAGGGTGCAGCTGCTGGCCGCTGGCTGGCTGTCGGTGTCCTGTCGCCCATGCTGCATGCTCACTGAGTCCACTAGGCAGGTGATATCTACAGCGGCGCCGCTGCGAGGGGTCACGGTCACTGTGTGCACACCTAGGCTCATCAGCTGACCCGCAATCCCACCCGGCGCTGGTGCCCACCCAGAATGCGCTGAATCTGCCGCGCTGTGGCTTCTGGGTCCAGAGCGCCAGTGACGTTAATGACGATGCCGCCACCGCCACCGGTGCTGGCTCTGCTGCTGGTGGTGGCGACAGCTGGCGCAGCTGAGCGGCCAGCTACAGCTGCGGTGCTGAACCCAGCAGCGGCACCGGCTGAGCTGACCCCTGGGATATGGGGCAGCGAGATTTTCGGTACGTGGATACGGCCCAGCCAGCCGATCAGCGATTGCACCGCACTGATCAGCGCGTTAATGGCGCCGCGCACCGCATTGAATGGGGCGCTCAGGGCTGCACCGACACCAGCAGCCATCCCGCGCAGCCCAGCCATCAGGCTGCTCCACCGGGATGAGATCGCGGAAGCTGCATCGCCAGCCGCATCCCTAATGCTGCTGAATATCTCGCGCACCCGGCTGGCCACGGCGCTGGCCACGCTGCGGATCGCATTAAACACGGCGCGGAAGATGGCCAGATAGGCGCGCACATAGGCGCTGAGCCCAGCAAAGACTAGGCGCCAGATGGTGCGCACTGTGTTACCGACAGCCTGCGCCACACTGCGGATGCCGCTAAAGACACTGCGCACCACCCCAGCCAGTGCGCGCACCCCAGCTGCGGCTGCATTCCAGGCAGCCACGATGGCGCGCCCGGTGGCTTTAGCGCCTGCCTGTATGGCATGCCAGACAGCCATCACGATGGTGCGGAAAGTGCTGCTCCGCTTCCACAGAATCACGATGCCAGCGACCACCAGCGCCACAGCTGCGACCACCAGCAGAATGGGCCCCAGCACAGCTGCCCAGGCCATCAGGGTGGCTGATCCGGCCAGGGTGGTGACTGCGGTGTATACCGTCATCGCCACGTTTAGTGCCAGCACCGCCACCGCCATGGCAGCGATGGCAGCTATAGCGATCTGCGTAGTTGTCTTATGTTTCGCCAGCAGCGCCGCGAGATCGGCCAGCACCCCCATCACTTTTGTTACAGCTGGCAGCAGCGCCTGGCCCAGCGTGGCCTGCATATCCTCATACTGCGCCTGCGCCACCTGCGCCTGATGGGCTGCTGAATCGTTCTCACGCGCGAAAGCGCCGGTGCTGTCTGCGGTCTGCTTATTCAGCAGGTGCAGCAGCGCCATCGTTTTGGCCTGCTTCCCAGCTGCGCCGGTGAGCTTGTCTGTACCTTCCGCAGCCTGCTGCGCCGCGATATCAGCCTGTTTGATGCTGACGCCATAACGCTCAATGGGGTCAGTCTCACCGCGCAGCGCTGAGCCGATGGCTTCCACAGCGTCTTTCGTGCTGCCACCGAATTGTGCCGCGAGATCGGCACCCTTCTTAATCAGGTCATTAGTCTGGCCGGTCACCTTATCCATGGGCAGACCCATGTTTTTGAGCTGCGCGCCGGTGACGCTGGCTAGCTCCATATAACTGTTTTTGCTGATGCCTACTGACGTAGCTGCCTGATCAGCCCACTTTTTGATGCTCGCTGAATTCTTGCCGAAAACAGCATCCACGGCGCCCAGCGACTGCTGCACATCGCTGGCAGCTTTCACTGCGCCAGCGCCGAAAGCCACAATGCCAGCGAGCGCGACACCGGCAGGCACCGCTAGTTTCTTGACACCTGCGCCGAACTTGCCGAATTTACCGGCTGTTTCGTCCAGCCCTTTGGCCTTGCTGGTGTCTGTGATGACGCGGATGATCAGATCAGCTGTGGCCACGGCTTCTGCCTGCCTTTCTAGCTTTCGCTGACTGATCGTTAAGGATCTGCACCACGGTGGCTAGGGTTTCGTCCGTCTCTGTCCACCACTGCGCTGGGCTGGTCTGGGTTGCTATGGCTATTTCGCAGATCAGCCTGGCTCTGCTGCCAGCGGGAAAGGGCTGCCCAGCCCGCTGTCATCTGTGTCTGAGTCGTCATCCACTGACGCCACATCTAGCACCTGCTCGCGCCACCGCTCGAAAGTCACAGCGGGTTCAATCGCGCCGGTGCGCCGCGCAGCTGCCCAGCTGATGAAAGTGAGCCACAGGAAGGGTGCTTCATTAAAGGCAGGCCACACCGGGCGCTGCTTAGGTCTGGTGAGATCCCACAGCACCAGATCTGCGTTAGTGGTCTGCAATTCCAGATCGGGCTGGCCATCACGCACCACCCTTACCCTGGGATTGCTCAGCTTTACGTCACCCATCAGGCACCCCTCACATGGCCCAGAATGCTGCGCACATCGCGCAGGCTGTTGGCTTCCACCACGCGGGTGGAATCAGCTACAGCGCTGGTGAGGAAGGGCTGCGGTGCAATGTTGTGTGCAGCCCATCCGTAGTGAATCACCGGCGCATAGATGAGATCGGATTGCACCGCAGCTTCCCCACCGCCCAGATCGCTGGCGCGCACTGACCTGGCCAGCCTGCCGGTGCGCTTAGGTGCGCGAGCTTGTGCGCGGGATGCGATCAGCCGCGCGTTTTCGCTCTGATCCAGGTGGCGGATTTCAGCGGATGCAGCTGCGAGGGTGGCCGCTAATGTGCGGTCACCCTCTAGCGCGATATCCGCTGTCACGCATCCACCAGCTCTCCGCTGTCGGCGCTTTCGTCAGCACCCGGGACGGCTGGGCCGTACGCGTACACCGGCTGCCCCACAATGGCAAATTCGAAATCTGCCGCCATGGTGGTGGTGGTCTCATCCCCACCGAAATCCAGCGGATCGATCACCAGCGTGCCGGTGGCGGTGGTGCCTGCATCGTTATTCGGGGTGAAAGTGAAAGCCTGCTGGCTGCCGGGTGAGGTCTGGCTGAGCGCGAAAAATCCGGTGGCTTCTGCGATATCCACATCTACATTGCCGCCGATCACATAGTCATAGGTCACAGCGCCAGGCACCACGGTGCCGCACAGCTTGGTCACGTTATCGTCCTGCGTCTTATTCGCGGAGATCGTGGCGTTGTTCACGTTGCAGCTGATATCGATAGCTGAACCGGTGGCGCCGATTTTCAGCACACCCGGGCCCAGCGGCCAGCCGCTTCCAGCAGTCACATCAGGCATTAGCGTTGCTTCCTCTCATGATTACCCGCAGCCGCAGCCCAGGCATGGTGGTCTGATTCTCGAAACGCACTTGCACCGGTTCCGCGAGCTGCACCACACACACCTGCCACAGCGCGGTGCATATCTGGCCCAGCAGCCCATCACCGGTTTCCACCGTGTGCAGCGCGTAGCCAGCTGGCAGCAGCGCGTAAATGTCATAGGTGGCGCGGTCAGGAAGGGCCAGCACCCCATCGAAAGTGGATTGCACCCACACCGGCCACGCCGCACCCTCTGTGGGCACATCAGGGGTGCTGGGGGATGCGCTGAGACTAGGCACCGTGGCCAGCGCAGCCACGATGAGATCGCGGCTATCAGTGGCCACCACCTGCTGTGCCACGGTGCCTAGTTTGGTCACAGTCAGCCCACCACCTGGCGCCGATAGGCGCGCTCATGCTCGCTAATGAGAGCATCGAAAGTGGGCAGCGACTGTGGCCCATATTCTGCGCCATCTAAACCCACCATGCCCAGGGGCAGGTTTTTGGCAGCTGCTTCCCGCTGAATCCGGCGCAGCAGCGCCTGTGCTAGCGCATCCGGGTAATCGTCATCGGTGTCATCTTCTGGGGTGTCCAGACCTGGCCAGCTACAGCGCGCCATCTGATCTGTAAGCGCTGCCATCCGCATGCGCTCTAGGTCATCATCGGGCAGCACCGTGGCCGGTACGCGCAGATAGTCGCGCACCGTGGCCAGGTCTGGAATCTCACCCATGGCGGATTACGGCCCGACAGCAGGAAGCTCATATGTGCTGAAAGCTTCCGGCGCCACATTCAGGAAGGCAGCAAAACCTGCGTAACCCACCAGCTGGCCCAACACGTCAGGCTCTCCCACCTGCATGAGCCCATCGATATCCTCATACCATTCCGCCAGCCTGCTGGGCCCGGTGACCATGGTGCCCGCTGGGAAGTGCTGGTCAACTACCAGCCGCAATCCCAGGGGGTTGCCACCCTGATTAGTGAGGCTGAGCTGCGGGAAAGCAGCTACACCCATGGCGTTAAACGTGCCACCCAGGGCTGCCCACACGTCAGGTGAAACCCACAAAGTATCCGGCAGGCCACCGCCAGATCCGTCCAGCCCAGCTGCCGCACCCTCATACAGCGCAGCTGTGATGGCTTCTCCGCTGACTTCCGCCACCGTGATGGGGGTGCCGGTGAGGCTGGCGATGAAATCGGCTGTGGCGACAGCGCAGGTGGTCTGCGCGTAGATAGCTGCGAAATCGTCAAAGACAATTTGCAGGATCCCGGGGCTGGTCCACTTAATGTCTTGCCGCGAGATATTCAGGTGTCCTGCGTACGTCTTAGCGGCCACCGGCAGGCTGAGAATCTTCATTTGCTGGCTAGCGGTCAGCGTCTTTTCTGCGGTCTGCTCAGCCACAGCCACGTGCTGATCGATATATGGCCGATCAAACTTACCGGCAGGCAGTGCCTTACGGCTGATCGATTCCACGAATGGCCGGGTGCTATCGATCAGATTAATCACCGGGCCCAGCACCGGGCGGGGCACGATTCCGGGGTTATCGGCCAGCGTCTGGTGCGCGGTGGCGCGCTCTAGCTTCTCTACGGACTCAGGATCCTTGTGCACCATGGCGCGGTGCACCGTGATGGCGTAATCAGCTGGGGTGGGGAATTCCCGCGCCACGTCGTAAGCCTCAGGCTTAGGGGCGCCCACCGGCACCAGCTCGCGCGGCGCGCTGCTGCGCGTCTTGCTGCGGAGATCGGCCACCTGCGCGGCGCTTTCCTCAATACCTGAGTAATGCGCGATGGCCTTTTGCAGATCGGTCAGGCGCGCCTGATCGCGGTCCACCTGCTGCTGCTCATCGTCGGTCACATCGCGGTTATCTTCCGCTGCGCGGTTTACCAGCGTGTCAATACCGGTGCGGATTTCGTCGTACTGCTGATTAAGTCTGTCCAGATAGGCGCCCATGGCCTTATCCACCTTTACGCATAGCGAGGTTATCGCCAGGGTGGCCGCTGCGTTAACAGATCGGCGCCGGGTGGCGGATCACTAGCGCGTCCGGGTGTCGGCTGCCTATCCCGCGCGGGGTGGCTGGTCATTCTGCGGCCACGGTAATCCTCAGCTGCGCCGATTGTCTACGGTCAGCCTAGGCGCAGCGCCTGAAAGATATGGGGCGCTGTCAGGTTCACTGCGGCGCCTG